CAAGGTACTGCCAAACTTTATCTCAGACAAGATTGTCAACATGCTTTTAGGAAAGATTGGACTTTAAATGCTAACCCTACTCTCTACCCTTATCAGCTTCCTGATGTCAGGAACGCCAAAGTTTCTAGAATTCTTCCAAGATCGCGCTGATAAAAAGCATGAGCTGGATTTGGCTCGTATGCAGATTGATCGTGAGCTAGAGCTTAAACGTGCTGGTTTAGAAATTCAAGAGCGCATTGAAGCTATCCACACTGATCAAATTGAACTAGAAACCACAGCCCAAACAGCCCAAGCTGTCATTGGCGCACAGCAAGCAGAAATGCAAGCCATCTACGCACATGATGTGGCAATCGGTGAGGGCGCGGCTCAATGGGTGATTAACCTCCGTGCGGCTACACGCTCATTGCTGACTGTGGGCTTTTTCTTATTGTTGGTGTTGATTGACCTTGGCATCTTTATCCACGGCTGGCGCACTGAAGCACCATTTGTGGACATGGCTAATATGCTTTGGGACGAAGATACGCGCATCATGTTTGCGGCGATCATTACTTTCCATTTTGGTGGTCGTGCTTTTGGTAAATCATGAAAGTATCTGACAAAGCCATACACATGATCAAACACCATGAGGGTGTTCGTCAGAATCCGTATCGATGCCCAGCAAAGTTGTGGACGGTGGGCGTTGGACATGTCATGTTTCCAGAGCAAGGTAGGTTAAAGATTGAAGATCGTGACGCATTTCAACCACCCGCTGATGCCATGCGCAAGTACAGCATGGAGGAAGTAGATGGAATTCTTAAATCAGATTTGGACAGATTTGAACGCGGAGTGGAGCGTTTCTGCCCTATTGCGCTTACACAAGGTATGTTTGATGGTCTTGTGTCTTTTAGCTTTAATGTTGGCTTGGGAACACTACAGCGCTCTACGCTTCGTCAAAAGGTTATTAGAGGCGATAAAGAGGGCGCGGCAGAAGAACTCTTGAAGTATTGCATGGCGGGGGGTAAAATTCTCAAAGGGCTGCAAAACCGTCGCATTGATGAACGTGCCTTGTTTCTATCCTAGGACAACCAATGCCATTAAAGAAACTTACCTTGAAAGCCGGTGTTAATCAAGAAAACACCCGCTATTACAACGAGAACGGCTGGTATCAATCCGACAAAGTTCGTTTTCGTCAAGGAACGCCCGAAAAAATTGGCGGATGGACTCGCATTTCCAGTAATTTTTTTAATGGGGTATGCCGCTCTTTGTGGAATTGGGCAACTACAGACGGCACAAATATTTTAGGCATAGGTACAAACCAGAAGTTTTACTTTGAAACATTTGGTGCTTATTACAACATTACGCCTCTTCGTTCTACTGTTGTATTAAGTAACCCCTTTGCCACCACAATTAACTTACCTACTGTAGTTGTAACATCAGTTGCGCATGGTGGTTCTACTGGAGATTGGGTTACTTTTTCAGGAGCGTCGGTAGTTGGCGGTCTTGATTTAAACAATGAATATCAAATAACCGTTTTAACGGTTGATACCTATCAAATTACTGCCAGCTCCAATGCCACGAGTACAGTTCCGGCAGGGGGTGGCGCTACAGTTACAGCCAAATATCAAATTAGTATTGGTTTGGAAATTGCCACACCCGGCAAAGGTTGGGGTTCTGGCGGCTGGGGAAAGGGCACATGGGGATATGGTGCAACAAGCCCCAAAGGTATGCGTATCTGGAGCCAAGCTAACTTTGGTGACAACTTAGTATATGGTTACAACGGAAGTTCTATTTATTATTGGTCATATGCTACGTCATTGACCCCCGGAGTTCTTTTGTCTAGTACTGGCGGCACGGTAACTTTAACTATTGCCTCGCCTTGTGTTATTACACTATCTACTGCACTACCCGCTGGCTCCTCAATTAAATTAGCCACAACTGGTGCATTACCAACAGGACTAACTGCGGGTACAACGTATTATTTAATTAACGTATCTGGGTTAACCGCCAATTTATCAGCAACATCAGGTGGCTCCGCAATTAACACATCCGGCACGCAGTCTGGTGTTCAGTCAATTTCTGTGCTAGGTGATGTGCCATCAATTCAAAATTTTGTATACGTATCAGACACAAGCCGGTTTATCTTTGCTTTTGGCTGCAATGATTACGGCACAGCCACGCAATCCCCAATGCTCGTGCGTTGGTCAGATCAAGAAAACCCAACCGTTTGGTACCCAGCAGCCACTAACCAAGCAGGGAGCGTGTTGCTTTCACACGGATCTAAAATTGTTACGGCTATTCAAGCGCGTCAGGAAATTGTGACATTTACTGATTCTTCAGTGTATTCATTGCAATATCAGGGCGCTCCTGTGGTGTGGAGTTCTCAGCTTGTGGGCGATAACATCTCTATTGCGGGACAAAACGCAGTAGCGCAAGCATCAGGTCGCGTGTATTGGATGGGCGTAGACAAGTTTTATGTGTACGATGGTCGTGTACAAACATTGCGTTGTGATTTGCGTCAATTTGTTTTTGGCAACATTAATCAATACCAGATTACACAAACTTACGCTGGAACCAATGAAGGTTTTAATGAAGTTTGGTGGTTTTATTGTTCTGCAAATAGCAATTACATTGACCGCTATGTAGTCTATAACTACTTTGAAAATAATGGCGAAGGTGTTTGGTACTATGGAACAATGTCGCGGCCCGCTTGGTTAGATAGCGGATTGCGACCCTATCCAATGGCGGCAACATACTCAAGCACTACGCAATTGGGCAATATTTTGTACCATGAGAATGGTGTTGATGACAATGCCACTAGCACAACATTACCAATTGAGTCTTACATTACATCTTCTGAATTTGATTTAGATGATGGACATAATTTTGCTTTTGTCTGGCGGGTTTTGCCTGACGTTACATTCCGTGGATCCACTGTTACGTATCCACAGCTGACAATGCAGCTTTTGCCATTAAAAAACTCAGGATCTGGTTACAACGATCCATTGTCTGTGTCTGGATCAAGCAGTGCCGATGTAACTCGTATTGCAGAATTTCCTGTTGAAACATATACCGGCCAAGTTTTTATTCGAGTACGCGGCCGTCAAATGGCGTTAAAAATTATTTCTACTGGGCTTGGCGTGCAATGGCAGCTTGGCGCTCCTCGTGTTGATATGCGATTGGATGGCAGACGATGACTTACGTTGTTACCACCGACTACCAATTAGACAGGGTAGCTGCGCCTAACTTACCGCTAGCGCCTGATGGCTATAAGAGTCAATATCAGGAGCAGTTAAACAACGTTTTGCGTTTGTACTTTAACCGCCTAGAGGGTTATTTAGGAAAGCTAGTTGCATCATCAGATACGTCCGGACTACGTGTTCCTTATGGCGCGTTCTCAAGTAGTGTGTCTCAATCAACAACAGCTAATACAGCTACGCTGATGACGTTAAACACTACGGACTTTTCCAACGGTGTCAGCATTTCAAGTTCAAAAATTACGGTAACCACGGCTGGTATATACAACTTGCAGTTTAGCACGCAGTTCCAAAATACCGACAACGCCCAGCAAGACATTAGTATCTGGCTCAAGCAAAACGGTACAGACATTGCAGGATCGACTGGACTTATATCTATCCCTGCTAGAAAATCTGCTGGCGCGGGCAACGAAGGTCACGGCATTTTTGGATGGAATTACTTTTTGAGTATGACTGCGGGCCAGTACATACAGATTTATTGGTCAACTACTAATGCAGCTGTAACAATTGAAGCATACGCAGCCAGTACTGGCCCCGTGCGTCCGTCTACGCAATCTGTCGTAGCCACCATGTCGTTTGTTTCGGCTTTGCCGTAAGGTTTAAACATGGCAATTGCAGACAAAGACATTGTTAATTGGTTCTTGGAACATCCGGAAGCGGATGATGCCACTATTGCGGCGACCATGAATAAATTCAATGTCTCTGCGGATCAAGTTGCCAAGGCTACAGGATCTGACGCTAAAGATGTTGCGACGCGATTTCTTACGCAAGAAATTTTAAATCAGGGAACAACCAGCCAATGGAAAGGTGAAGGCAAAGGTTCTGCTGAACAGAACGCAGCCGACATGGCTAGGATTTTGGCGGATGCTGGAATTACAAATATTAAAGATTTTGGCCAGATTGAAAAAGTTATTCCTGCTCATGAAGAATATCAGCCGGGGGGTGAAGGTCAAGAAGGCTCGACAATCACAGTGCCTGAGCAAACCATTACTACATTTGGCAACAAAAAAACAGGTCAAGAACTAGCTAATACATACGGCGAACGTCAAACGGGCAATGCTTTTGGTGGCACTTACTCCGGTGAAGGCAATACTGGATACCGAGTGCAATTTGATGCACAAGGCAATCCTACCTTTTACACCACGCAGGCATCTAGCAGTAACATTGCCGACCTTGCTCCTATCTTAGCAATTGCATCTTTTATTCCAGCTCTTGCTCCTTTTGCACAAGCTATTAATGCGGCAATTGCAATTGACCGTGGCGATATATTAGGAGGCATAGCATCATTGGCTGGCGTGGCCGGGATGTCGGAAATATCTACAGGACTAAAAGTTGTTAAAGCGCTAGAAGACGGCAATCCTATGGGTATTGTTGGCGCTTTGTTGTCAGATCCTGACATGGGCAAACTAGCATCTAGCACAATGATTGCTGATGGCATTTCCTTTGCTGACGCAGGAAAAACTTTAAAGATTGTTAATGATTTAAACAACAACAACTTGTTGGGTGCGGCATCTACCGCTGCGGATTTATCTGGCAGTTCAGACGCTAAGACTGCGGCGGCAGGTTTAAACCTTATCAAAGCTATTAAGAGCGATGACATTACAAAAATTGCTGCGGCGGCAGGTGGTTTTAGTAACACCGTAAATGCCACCACCAATGTGGTTAAGCAATTGGAAGATGCAGGCTTAGTAGATCAATCTGTTCGCAACATAGCCAAAGACACTGGCTCTAGCATTACCACTGACGGTAACATTTCGCAATTACCACAAGCTGATTTAAATAACATTTTGAACAGCAACTTTGTAGCCGAGCAGCAAGGCCAAGACGATGTCACAGGTGTAGATGCCGCAGTTGCTGCCCAAGCTGCTGCGCCTGCAAAACAAACATCCTTTAACGATGCTTATACTGCCGCCCGTGCGGCTTATGGGCCAAATGCTAACTTTACATGGAATGGTAAGCAGTACAGCACTTCAACGGCCACAGAGCGCCCAGACTTGTCCACCGCAGTTAAACCAGCTACAGATCAATCTTCCGCAGAAACTCAACGATTACTCAATCAAAGCAATGCCTTGGTTACCGCCAATGCGCCCAACCAAAACGCAGCAGAGACTAATCGTTTAAACGTTAAAAACACTGCGCTGGATATGGCTAATGCCCAGCAAAAATCTGATGCGGCAAAAACTGCAATTAACAGCGTATTGGGCGAAGGCACGGCATCCAATATTGTTATTCAAGGAT